GTTTACGAGAAAAAAGAAGCATTTCACCGGAGGAGGGAACCATGTGTTCAATGGTTGCAATATCGGTACTGTCTACAGCAATCTCAATAGGGTCATTATCCATTTGAGTAGCTACAGTATTCGGGAAGAAGTTAAAGAAGTTGTCGATCTCAGAGCAATTAATAGTTTCATCAGACGCTAGAAGCAATCTGTTGTGGTGAATCGCCATAGACCGAATGTGTTTAGCGGAGGTCACATATCCGTTTTCATCAGTGTCCGACACAAAGGAAGGCCACGGGGCTGAATCGTCATCACCTACGTAACGTCCTTCCCAAGGAGCGTGTGTCATGTAGAAGTAGATTCCATAAGGATTACTTTCAGTCACGTATTCGCTCTTTTGGAGACGCTTGATTTGTTTTGGCATAGAGGAGAGCGATAGGTAGTTGATCTGGTCAAGACCTGTGGTCTCTTCCCAAACGCCTGTACCATCGTTTTCTTTAGATACAAACTCTAGGCAGTATCCGTAGCTGTCTTCCTCAGTCAATTCACCTTGGACGTTTACCTTGTACCCAGTCGGTACGTTCTTCTTAGGTAACTCTGTCTCTGTCTTCACTTCCCGTTTAAATGAAAGTAAGGCCGTATCGCCTAACGAATCGTAAGTGGATATGGTGATTGGTGAGGTACTTGTTAAGTGGAGGACATTACCCTTCTGAGCAACTGTGATGTTAGCTAAAGGGTCGATAACTTTCTTCAGCTCTTCTGTGACCTTCTCTGATTGAAGACCAGCTCTGGCTCTCTCTGTGGTTGCTTCTACAGTTTCATACGACACAGTTGAGCCATTAATCGTCACTGTGTATTTCGTAGCGTAGTCTACCTTTTTAACCCACAGAATAGCTTCATGTTCTGGCCTACCGTCAGACGGAGGTGTTGGGGTATTCCACGAAGCGTTCAAGCCATAGGTAGAAGTCTTAATCGACTGGTAAACATTGTAGTAACTTGAACCTCGCCAGCGACTCCACCGTTTACGGTAAATACCATGAACGTGTGAATTATCCACTATGTCTACGCTAGTCCCTTCAGGAACGTATACCGTTAACGAGTAGCCCCACATTCTAGTTACAGAAGTAGGGTAATGAAGCTTAATAGCATTCAGTACACCTCGCATAACATCTGCAAGTGGTGTCTGGTAGTGGTAACGGTATTCAGTACCATTGATAAGGTAACTGTAACCTGTGAAGTTTCCTACAGAATTAACGTCTGTGTTTTGCAAAGAGACTAGATATGACCTGTTGTACTGAAAGCCTCTAAACGTGAACATGTAACGAACATCGGAGGTTACAGCGTCCTCAGGGTCATTCTGAGTGTCATACGCCTTGGTAACTGGAGCAGTCTTATTCAGTAGCAACGTAGTGTCAGCGATTGGTAGAGTCTGGAAGGCTCTTTCGTTAGACCATTCGCCATTAACATGCAGGTAAGGGACACGCCCTCTGTACTTAAGCTTAGAGTCGATCTCTACAGGATACTCGTAACAGGTAGACTTATCGAATACCTGAAGAGAACCATCAGAGACAGCCATGAGATAAGACTCACGGTCATCACGTGTAATGTACTCAAAGTATGAGTCGTAAGGATTAGCTAGGTTGAGCTTACCGACTTTCTGTGTAGGAGGTCTTTTGCTCATACCTTCAACCACAGAGTTAATGCAGTTTACTTGGTCTTCACACTGGTCGGGTCGTCTTAAGGAAGGGCTTTGCTGTGAGACTCCATTGACTAGGTTGGGTATATCTTGAGAGATAAGCATTAAGTCAAGAAGCCCTCCGTGATAGTGCCACGGTTGAACGTCCTGCTAGGTGAGCGGTTCTGCATAGATTGTAACTGAGGGTTAGCGAATAGGTTGTAATTACCTGATTCAAGTTCCTCTGTCTTAAGCATCAGTTCTGCTTCTGCTTCATCATTAGCATGGAAGGCGTGTAACGTGTTTGAACCTACATTGTTATCCTGAAAGCGTCTTGCTGCTCGGATTGTAATGTAGTTCTTAGCGGTCTCTGGTAGATCATCCCAACCATGACCAAAGACAAGCGTTACGTAGACCGTATCTTCAAACACTGTCGTCCGTTTCACCTTGTCATATAGCAAGTTATTACGGGCAACGTAGCGTCTGTTCTGAGGGTCAACCTTAAGGGTATTCCTTGGTACTTGGATTGAACCCTTATTGTTAGGACTTAAGGGGTAATTATCTTCAGTATTGAAATACCAGCCGATTGACTGAACGAATCTCGAAGTGTTTTCTAACTCAATTTGAGCCAAACGAGACTCTGAAAGACCTGTACCGATACTATTAACAGGGGCTTCACCAATTGCAGCAAGCATCAAGTTAATAGCGTCAAGTTCGGTCATTGGTTCAATTTTCAATGAATGAACTCCTAGTTAGAGTTAGGGAGGAAACGCTGAGCCGAAGCCCAGCGCGTATCTTGAGGATTAAGCCGCCAAGATTGAGATAGCGCATTCGAAGCGCAAGATGTCATGACCTACGGCCAACTTAGCAAGAATGGTATCACCCAAACGTAGCTCTTCAGGGACGTGTTTAACTGCCAAGTCCATCAACTTAGTAGTAGCTACAGCGTCTTCAACGAATACCAGACCAACCAACTTGGAGAAGTCGCCACGGTATTTCGCAGCATTACCAGAGCCAAACGATACGTCAGACAATGGTTCTGGGTCGGTTACTAGACCTAGAGATTCATCTTGGTTTGGAAGGTTGTTAGATTCATAGATGTTGAAGCCAGCAATACGGCAGATTGGTAGGTTACCCATTGCGTTGCCTAGAAGACCGTCCTGAGTAGAACCTGCAATGTCTTTGTTTAACCAAGTAATCGCTGGAGCATCAGCTTGAGCAATGTTAGTCAAGGCTTCGATCTGCTCTGGAGAGAACACAACGTTAGCTTGCTTACGGATATTCGCCTTACGTAGCTCTGTACGAGCTTTGAACAAAGCGTCTACCAACTTCTTACCTACAAGTTCATCACCAGCAGCGGCCAACTGAATGTTAGCTGTGTACTTCTGCTCTGGAAGAACCTGAAGACCAGCCGCAGCCGCAGCCGTTGAGTCTGTAATGAAAGAAGCCTTAGCAACCATACGGAAGATGTTACGGTCTACCAGATCAGATAGAGAGAACGAACACTCTTCAACGTACTGACCGCGATACTCGTAGTGAGCCATTGCTTCCTGAATGGATGGGATGAACACAGGAGAGATAGCAATGTCATCAATCGTTACAGTACGCTCGATGTGGCCGATAGCGTCTGCTTCGATCAAAGTACCTGGCTTATGGTATTTCGCTGAGGTTCCACCAATCATAGGGAACTGAGCCGACTTACCAGAGCTAATTGTACGAACTCGCGTTAGGTTTAACGCCAAGTGAGAGTGTTTGAACAGCGTTAGGACTTCACCACCGAATTCTTTCAGAAATAGAGCGCGTGAGTCACCAGCTTTGTTAATCTGACCAGCTTGAGAGATTACTTGATCAATAGGGAATGCCATGTATATATTTTTCCTTTAGGTAGGGGAGAGGGTGGGAGCGTGTTGAAAACGTCCCGATGTGGGTTTTGTGTTTAAGAGGAGGTGTCTACTTGATCCCTTTATGAGAAGTGGGAGGTGTAGACGTAAGGTTTTTAGCTAGGTACTTGCTACCAGCCAGTGTTTAGAAATTCTGAGGACATACGAGAGCGTACTTCTTGACGATACGACTCACCTACAGCGTCATTTCTGTAATAACGTGGGTCTTCAAGCGCTTGAAGATACTCACCGTTGTCTTTGAATGGAGCTGTGGAAGATTGACCTCCTTGGTCTCCAGCGAATTGTTGACCTTCGAAGCCGTTCTCTTGACGTATCAGGGCTTGCATACCCATAGCTGCAACTTTCTTAGCTTCAATGTCAGAGCTATCGAAGACAGCGTTAAGTACGTCGATCTGAGCTTGTTCTAGGTTCTGAGCGAAGAACTCAGCAGCTTTCTCGTACTCTTCCTTGCCTCCGAACATGTCGTAAATCACTTGGTCTTGCTTATCCATTTCCATTTGATTTACTTGCTGTCGAAGAGCCTCTAGTTCACTCTGTTCTTCAGTAGAGCCTTCTTCTTGGTCATTACCTCCAGTGTCTTCTTCGGAGTCTTCTTCTGATTCCTCCTCACCTTCGACGGTCTCTAGACCTTTGGACTGTTCCTGAAGATCAGCAAAGCGATCTAGCAGTTCTTCATAAGAGTTAATACCTTCTGGTAAAGGTCGTTGCTCTTGTTCTGTGGTTGTTTCATCAGTGGAGATTATCTGTCCATCAGCACCTTCGATGGTTACAGAACCCACGTTAGAAACTGGTTCTTGTTGTTGGTTTTCTACTTCGGTTGACACTTAGTTACTCCATAGGTTGTGTCGCCATGTTCTGTACAGCAGCTTGTCCACCTTGCATCAGTAACGCTTCTTGTTGAGCCATTTCACGGTTCTCGTTGCGTTCCTCTTCGGTGTAAATCAAGCCGTTTGTATCAATGTTCCTTCCTAGAGCTAGACGCGAGGCTAGTTCTCCGAAGTTCACGTACTCTTTCATTACTTCCTCACCACCTAGAACCTGTAGGTCATTGACGTAGAGTCTTAGCTCTGCCAGTTCTGAGGCACGTCCTAAGGCTTCAACTCCAGTTAGAATCTGGGGTTTCAACGTATCCTTAGGAAGTTGTGGGAGTAACCCTGCTTTCTGCATGTAGCCAAGCTCAAGCTTGACCAAAGGCTGTTGTAGGGATTGAGATAGTTGTGAGTAGAGACCACCTAAGCCTTCTTCGAGCATTTGGGTGATCTGTCGGATTTCCTCAGCGGTAACACGTTCAGCGTCTCGTCTGATAGCGCCTGTTAGGAGGAATGACTCATTGAGGGATTGAATGATTTCTTGTCTTACTTGCTGTGCAATCGCAAGGTCAGCCTGTTTGTCTAACTGTAGGGTCTGTACATCGTCTGGGTTACCAGCGATAGCGTCCCCGTTGTTAGCATCCATGATTGCCTTAATTTTGGTCGTACCATTGGGTCTTACTAGGAAGATGATTCGTGAAGCCGCTACAGAAGCTTCCTGAATGGCCTTGGTTAGAACCTCAAGACTGTTCAGGTCTCCCATGTGTTCTTCCACGTAGGAGCGTCCATAGTCTTCACCATCAATGGTAATAAGCCTTGCTGCTACCCACGGACAACGATCACGGGTATGCCTTGAGAATGTTGTCTGTAGCTTGAACCCTTCGACTTCCTGAATGCTTGTCCAGATACCTTTCCCCTCGTTCTTAACATGGGTGTAAATATCGACAGGTTCAGAGCCTTTAGGGTACTTCTGGCTAAGCCTTAGGTGGGCTATGGCCTCAGCAGGTAGCTTGTCTGGGTTAATTCGTTCTCTAAGGATGATCTCAAGGACTTCGCCTTGGCTACCACGTTTGACCACGTATTTAGTCAGTGGGTAGACCATGATGGAGTCTTCGCCATACTTAAAGAGGACGTTTCCAGATACGACCAGATGTTTCAGAATCAGATTCAGCTTGTTCCTTGTGTCCTTCCCTTCGATGGTACGCATAGCTGAACGCTCAAGTGCGGCCAGCGTGGTCTCAACGTCACCAAACGATTCTTCGTTCAGTCCAGACTTAATGAGAACTTGCTCGTCGATCTGGAGTCTGAAGAATGGATGGGATGAAGGCATTAGACCTAAGGTCAGCTTGGAGGAAAGATTCTTAACGCCTTTCGCACCGTGACCTTGATGGGGAATGTAAAGGTCTTGACCATCGTTGTTTTCATCTTGGGGAATGAGATAAGGGAGAGTCAGGGTTGAAGCTGCTCTTGCACGTTTCAAGTAAGGTTCTCGTTTAGAGGAAAGCTTCTTGTACTCTCCAGCTAAACCCTTACTGTCTTTCTGCATTTAGTTGTTAACCAATCCTTAGTCCACTTGAAGCCTTCGCTTGGACACCAGCTACGGTTGACTGCAAGTTATTTCGCAT